CGCTGGAATTGTAATTAATTTATAGGAGTTTATTATGTCAAATAATGATGTATATCTTGGCAATCCTTTACTTAAAAAAGCAAATACCACTCACGAGTTTACAGAAGAGCAGGTTTTTGAGATTGTGAAGTGTATGAATGATCCTGTTTATTTTGCAAATAATTATGTAAAAATTGTTACTCTTGATCATGGACTACAATCTTTTAAACCATATCACTTTCAAGAAAAGTTAATTAATAATTTCCATAAACACAGATTTAATATCTGTAAGATGCCTCGTCAGACTGGAAAAATGTTATCCCTTGATACACCCATCCCAACACCAACTGGATGGACTACTATGGGAGATTTGAATGTGGGTGATCTTATTTTTGCAAGAGATGGGAAAACTACAAAAGTAATTGGAAAATCTCCTATACAACAAATAGATACTTATGAGATTGAATTTGATAATGGAGAAATTATAAAAGCATGTGGTGAACATTTATGGAAAGTTTCTCATAGTGATTGGTATCATAAAGAAAAAATACTGACTACAAATCAAATTATAGAAAAATTTAATTGTCTTAAAAAAGTATTTAAATCATCATCAATTTATATTCAAATAAATGAATCAATTGATTTACCAGAAATTAAGCTCCCAATAGACCCATATACTCTTGGCGTTTGGTTAGGAGATGGTTCAAAATCAAATGGTGCAATTACTGGTTTATATGAAGATATAAAAAAAATATCCGAAAAAATTCCTTTAAAAATTACAACAAAATCAAAAGAAAAATCTACTAGCGATGTTTGGAGATTTTACTATCAAAATCTTAGAAAAGAAACTCATTTATTGAAATTAAATGAAGAAAAAATCATTCCAGAAGAATATTTAAGGTCTTCAACTTCACAAAGATTAGATCTTTTAAAGGGATTGATGGATACTGATGGTTCAGTATCTCCAAATGGTGCTTGTGAATTTTATCAAAAAGATGGAAAATTGTTGCATCAAGTCAGAGAGTTATTATCTTCATTGGGTATTAAAAGTAGACTAAGGTACAAAAAAATATCCGGTTATTCTGGATTATATGGAACCATAAGTTTTTGTACAAATAAATATGAAGTTTTTACGTTACCAAGAAAATTAGAAAGACAAAAAAATAGTTTAGACCATCCAAAAAATAAAAGACTTTATATTAAAGATATTCGCAAAATTGAAACTGAACCTATGCAATGCATTTCAGTTGATAATCAAGATCATTTATTTTTATGTGGAAAAACTTTTATACCTACACATAATTCAACAACAGTAGTTGCATTCCTTTTACATTATGCAGTATTTAATGATAATGTAAATATTGGTATTCTTGCAAACAAGGCAGCAACTGCAAGAGAACTTTTAGATAGATTGCAAACAGCATATGAAAATCTACCAAAATGGATGCAGCAAGGAATTATTTCTTGGAATAAAGGTTCATTGGAATTGGAAAATGGAAGTAAAATCTTGGCTGCTTCTACTTCTGCTTCTGCGGTTCGTGGTATGTCATTCAATATTTTATTTTTGGATGAATTTGCGTTCGTACCAAATCATATCGCAGATTCTTTCTTCGCATCAGTATATCCTACAATTACTTCAGGTAAACAGACAAAAGTAATTATTGTATCAACTCCACACGGTATGAATCATTTCTACCGAATGTGGCACGATGCTGAAAAAGGTAAAAATGAATATATTTTTACTGATGTTCATTGGAGTGAGGTTCCTGGTAGAGATGAAGAATGGAAAAAACAGACAATTGCCAACACCAGCGAACAACAATTTAAGGTTGAGTTTGAGTGTTTAAGTGGAGATACGACCATAGAAATTTTAGATGCAGATGATATTTCTCAAGAAATTTCTATGGAAGATTTATATGAACGAATGTAAGTTTTTTGGATTATAAATAATTAAAAAAAATGTATCATATTTACTTTCTTAAAGACTTAAATGGAAATGTCAAATATGTTGGACAAACTCAAAATTTAGATGCTAGAAAAAGAGAGCATAAGAGAAATAAACCTCCACATATTTTTGAAATAAGTGAGCAGATAGATATTTCAGAAAAAGCAAAAGAAGCAGAAATTTTTTACATAGAAAAATTTGATACTTTTAAAAATGGATGGAATAAATCTACAGGCGGCGAAGGATTTGATAATTATGAAAGGAAGGGAGTTGGTGGGGTAAAAAAAGGTAATATTCCTTGGAACAAAGGAATAAAAAATTGCTTTTCTGAAGAAACTATAAAAAAAATGATTGAATCTAGAAAAGGTAAAGTTTTTACTAGAAAAATTAATGATGAACAAATAAAAGAATTAAGAAAACTATATAATGAAAAACCAGACTTGCAAAATGTTGGTATGATTATGAAAAATGGAAAGGAATTATCATATCTTCAAGCATTTTGTAAGAGATATGCAGAAGACTATAATTTAACGCCACATGGAATAAAGAGAATTATTTTAAAAGAGTGTTGGGCAAATGTTTAAACTTAATAAAAATATTACAGTAAAAACTCCATCTGGATTTAAATCTTTTTCTGGAATTCAAAAAATATACAAACCTTTTTATCATTGGATAATATTTGATGATGGATCTGAAATAAAATGTTCCGATAATCATTCGTTCGGTAAAGAAAAGATTAAAGCATCAGCAATTAAAGTTGATGATCTTTTACAGGGAAAAAAAGTAGTTTATAATGAAATTGTGGAGGAAGGAATATATCTTTATGATTTACTTGATGTTGGTGAAGATAATCTTTACTATTCTAATGGTATAGTATCACACAACTGTGAATTTTTAGGTTCTGTTGATACTCTTATTGCACCAAGTAAACTCAGAACGCTCGTATATGACCACCCAAAGGCCCGTAGTGCTGGTTTAGATGTCTATGAGGACCCTATAGAAGAACACGACTATTTGATTACTGTAGACGTTGCTAGGGGCGTAGGAAATGATTATTCAGCATTTACCATAATTGATATTACTCAGTTTCCCCATAAAGTTGTTGCAAAATATAGACATAATGAAATAAAACCAATGCTGTTCCCCAGTATAATCCACGAAGCAGCAGTTGCGTATAATAACTCATATATTCTATGTGAAGTAAATGATGTTGGAGATCAAGTAGCAAGTATTCTTCAATATGATTTAGAATATAATAATCTTCTTATGTGTTCAATGAGAGGAAGGGCGGGTCAAATTGTTGGACAAGGATTTTCAGGTAAAAAAACTCAATTGGGAGTTAAGATGTCAAAAACTGTTAAAAAAGTTGGATGTCTTAATCTCAAGACTATGATTGAAGAAAGTAAATTGATATTAAACGATTATGAAATAATTTCAGAATTAACAACTTTTATACAAAAACACAATTCTTTTGAGGCTGAGGAAGGTTGCAATGATGACCTAGCAATGTGCTTGGTCATTTATGCTTGGTTAGTTGCTCAAGATTATTTCAAAGAACTTACCGATCAAGACGTAAGAAAAAGACTATATGAAGAACAAAAGAATCAAATAGAACAAGATATGTCGCCATTTGGATTTATATCTGATGGATTAAATGAAGAAAAGACCTTTGTTGATGAAGATGGAGATAGATGGTTTTTAGACGAATATGGAGATAGATCAACTGAATGGGATTATATGTGGAAATACTAACAAAATATGGAAATTGATAAGCAACTGAATTTGGGTCACTTATTATTTACAGACAGAAAATGTAGATCTTGTGGGTTAAATAAAAATTTGGTAGGTGAATTTTATAGAACTCGCAAGGATAGAGGGCCTGTTGCATCATCATACTCATATGAATGTAAAGAATGTACAGTAAAACGAGTTATTAATAATAAACGATTACCTCATCTAAATGTAAATTGGCAATATCCAGACTGGTAATAATTCACGTCACATTTCCCCCACGTAAAGTTATTTTTTAATAAATAATTTTTAGTTAAACTGAGATCTTACGGAGAAAGAAATGGCAACTCCTCAATTATCTCCTGGTACACTAATCAGAGAGGTTGATTTAACAGTAGGAAGAGCAGATAATGTATTGGATAATATTGGAGCAATTGCTGGTCCATTTTCAATTGGTCCTGTAAATCAGGCTATTGATATCACCACTGAACAAGAATTAATAGATACTTTTGGAAAACCAATTTCTTCAGATAGGCAGTTTGAATATTGGATGAGTGCTTCATCATTCCTCTCCTATGGTGGAATTCTTAAAGTAGTAAGAGTTGATGACAGTAATCTTAGGAATTCAAGAGTTGGTTATAATACAACTGCAACAGTAAAAATTACTAATTTTGATGATTATAACTCTCAAACCACTGGAGCGTATCATTTTGCTGCAAGGACACCTGGAACTTGGGCTAATGGGTTGAAAGTGTGTTTAATTGATGATAAAGCAGATCAAATCATTGGACTTACAACAACTAATCCTGGAGCAATTGGTGCTCAAATTGGATTTGGAGTTTCTGTTGGAATTAACACAATTGTAGCAGGATCTGGTACTACATCATCATATACTGGTTATCTAAAGGGAATTATTGTTGGTGTAAATACAGGAATAACAACTACAAGTTCTACAATTGAAGTTAAAATTCTTTCTAGAGTATCAACTGGTGGAACAGAAACGTTAATTACTTATTCTGAAGGATCTGAATATAGTGCTATTGTTTCAAATAAAACTCTCACATTCATATCTAATTCTGGAGTCTCTACTGGTTCTCAAATAACAGCATCTTCAGTTCTTGATTGGTATAATGAACAAACATTAGGTCTTTCAAATTCAACAATTTATTGGAGATCTATTGCACCAAAGCCTATTACCACTCAATATGCATTGACAAGAAATTGTAATAATGATGCTTTAAATATTGCAATTGTAGATGATACTGGTTACATCACAGGAGTTCAAGGAAATCTTTTAGAAAAGCATGTTGGAATTTCTAAGGCTACTGATGCAATTTCTGGAGTAAATTCTCCACAAAAAGTATGGTATAGAAATTATCTTGCAAACTTCTCTAGTTATGTTTATTCTGGAACAAATTATTATACTTCTGCAGATACCGTAAATAATATCACACCAGTTCCTGGAGGATTTACAACTTATTCTGGTATTCCAAGTGCATCTTTTTCTCCAGTTTCCATTTCAAATGGAAGTTGGAATCAAAATGCTCAGAATATTACATTTAATGTAATTGGAAATCAATCTTTCACGTTATCTGCAGGAGCAGATTATACTGGAAACGGTTCTAGAGCAACTCTTGGTGGTCTTGTTACTGCTTATAATCTTTTTGCCAATGAAGATGAAGTTGAGGTAGATTATCTGATTGGAGGTCCTGGGCTTGACAGTATTGAAGAGTCTCAAGCAAAAGCAAATCAATTAATATCTATTGCTGAAAGTAGAAAAGATTGCGTGGCTGTAATTTCTCCACACAGAGCAGGAGTTGTTGATATAACTAATACAACTACACAAACAAACAATATTATTCAGTTTTTCTCACCATTATCATCTTCATCATATGCAATTTTTGATAGTGGATATAAGTATACATTTGATAGATTTAATAATCTTTTCAGATATATTCCTTGCAATGCTGATATTGCTGGTTTAATGTCCAGAACAAATATTAATGCTTATCCTTGGTTCTCTCCAGCAGGATTGCAAAGGGGATTATTGAATAATGCAATTAAACTTTCTTACAATCCAACAAAATCACAAAGAGATTTACTCTATCAAGCAAGAATAAATCCTATCATTAATCAACCTGGTTCTGGAGTTGTTCTTTTTGGTGACAAAACTGCTTTAGCATATTCATCGGCATTTGATAGAATTAATGTTCGTAGATTATTCTTGACTGTTGAACAGGCATTAAAGAGATCTTCACAATCTCAACTATTTGAGTTAAATAATCAAACAACTAGGTCAAACTTTGTGAACATTGTTGAACCATATCTAAGAGATGTTCAAGCAAAAAATGGAATCTATGACTACCTTGTAATTTGTGATGAATCAAACAATACTCCTGATATCATTGATAATAATGAGTTTAGAGCTGATATTTTCTTGAAGCCAACTAGATCAATTAATTATATCACACTAACATTTGTTGCAACTAGAACCGGCATTTCTTTTGAAGAAGTAGCTGGTAGAGTCTGATTTATTTTTAGTAGAAAAACACGGAGGTTTTAAAAATGTCTACACTCAGAACAATTACTGGATTTAAAGAAAGACTTGCTGGTGGTGGTGCGAGAAACAATCTATTTGAAGTTAATATTCCAGCATTTCCAGCATCAATCTCAAATTTATGGAATGTTGCGGCTGGGGGAGAATCTGAAACATTTAATTTCCTATGCAAAACAGCATCACTTCCAGCCTCAACAGTTGCCTCAATTGATGTTCCATTTAGAGGAAGAACTCTCAAAGTTGCAGGTGACAGAAGTTTTGATGTTTGGAATGTCACTATTATTAATGATGAAAATTTCAAATTAAGAACTGCATTTGAAAGTTGGATGAATGTTATGAATAGACTTGAGAATGCTACGGGAGCAACTAATCCCAGTTCATATATGGTAGATGCTTATGTTCACCAACTTGGAAGAGGAGCTGGAACCAGAGAATCAAGAAATAATAGCAATATTGTCAATGGTTCTGCAATTACACCATTAAGAACTTATAAATTTAATAGCATTTTTCCAACTAATATTTCTGCAATTGATCTTTCTTATGATTCTGAAAATTCAATTGAAGAGTATAGTGTAGAGTTTCAAGTGCTTTACTGGACTGCAGGAGAAGGACCAACTAATGGATCAGATGCAACCAATGTAATTATTAAGTGATAAATAGTAATACTTAAAATACATTCTTAGTATATAATGGCAAAATTATTTGGATTCTCTATTGAAGATGAGGGAAAAGAATCTCCATCTATACTTTCTCCAGTTCCACCTAATAATGAGGATTCTTCAGATTTTTATTTAAGTAGTGGATTCTTTGGTTCTTACGTTGATATTGAAGGAGTCTATAGAACTGAATTCGATCTAATTAAAAGATATCGTGAGATGGCACTTCACCCAGAATGTGATAGTGCCATTGAAGATATTGTTAATGAAGCTATTGTTAGTGATACCAATGATACACCAATACAAATTGATTTAGATAATTTAAATGCTAGTGATGGAATAAAAAAGAAAATAAGGCAAGAGTTTAAGCAAATTTTAGAACTTTTAGATTTTGATAAAAAATCACACGAAATTTACAGAAATTGGTATGTTGATGGTAGACTTTATTATCATAAAGTTATAGATTTAAAAAATCCAGAAGCGGGAATACAAGAATTAAGATACATTGACGCAATGAAAATGCGTTATGTTCGCCAACAAAAGAAGAGTGAAAATGATAAAAAAATAAATCGTCTGGGGAGAATGAATGTTGATGACCCAATGGAATATGAATTTCCTGAGATTGAAGAGTATTTTGTTTACAATCCTAAAATGTCTTATCCAACCACTAATCCATCATCTTTAGGTGGAACTAGTGGGATTAAATTTACAAAGGATTCAATAACATATTGCACTTCAGGTCTTGTAGATAGAAATAAAGGTTCAACACTTTCATATTTACATAAAGC